TTCCTCGTCTTCCTCGGTAGCTTCCTCCTCGGAGTAAACCTGCTCTCCCTTGGGTTCGTCAGCGCCTTTCACGTCCTCGGAGGGCGGTTGGCCAGCGTCGGAGGGCTTCTCACCTTCCTTCACAGCTTCTCCCATGTCCTTGCTGTCCTCTTCCTCCTCGTCGTCCTTCTCACTCTCACCACCCTTCTTAGCTTCCATAGCTTTCTTGAGTCCCTCTGGCATCTCGCCGTAAGACATTCCCTCACCCTCCATCATGGAGGCAGCATCAGTTTTAAGAGCCAGGGCCTTAATCAGCTCGTCTATCTCGTAATTAGACGCGAGTTGGGCGATCTTCTGATCATCTCCTTGCATATCTCCCGAGATATCCTCGGTTTCCATGCCGGAACCCGTGTCGCTATCAGTAGAAGGCCCGGCGGATCCGTCATCGGTCCCGCCATCAGTACCATCGTCACCGGAATCCATGCCGGCTTCCGCGTCGGGTGCCTCACCATCCTGAGAAGGCATGTCACCGTCAGCGGTGGGGTCGGCATCAGCACCTTCGTCGGCGCCATCTTCCAGCCCTAGGCTGTCGGATGCTCCGTCGCCCGGATCCATAGCCGAAGCGTTGTCCTCGGAGTCGGACTCCATACCGTAGTCCATGTCGTACTCCGCAGGAGCACCGGTCTCGGAAATCCTATTGCCGCTATCATCGTACACGTTGGCTTTGGGCTTATCACCACCACCAATGTTGATATTCACGGTCATTCCCCCACCCTCGTTGTGCTCGACAACCGAAGCAACCGAAGTGGGAGTTTCTGGTTTGGTTTTCTTCCTAGCCATAGTTTGATTTTTTCCTAAGTGTTCTTTAAACGAAATAGAAGACTCCCCTTCGGAGGGGGTAATTGTGATCGTTTTTTGTTCGGATAACTCCGAAAAAGCAGTTAGTCCTTTGACTGCCGGAATAGAAACTAAACCAAGATGGCGTAGGGAGAGTTTCCCAGGTGTAGGATTCGTTTCAGCTTCAGGCAGGTAAAATGAGCTACTTACTTTCTTAAACACCCCATCCTTGATGAGTTGTTCGGCTTTAGGGGTAAGCTCCACCTTACCCCAAAGTTCTTGACCTTTCTTCCAGATCTTACGTACCCAACCTAGAGCCGGAGTATCGTCCTGTTGGTCGTGACCGATTATCAGAGGAGCCTCGTGAGTATCGGGGTTGTAAGACCCCACCACCTGATCGAGGTCACTCTCCGTAAAGACTAACTTCTGACCGGTGGAGGAGATCTGCGGACCTGCTCTGAACATCTCTATAAATACAACCTTTTTAGGCTGCTGGGAAGAGAGCGGTTCTTTGTTGTTGAGTACGTGCTCTTCCATCTATCAGAATACGTTTGTGGAGTTAAGCAGAGAACTGAATCTCGCCTCATTTCTGGAGAAGCTATCGCTCAGTTGAGCAACTTGACCAGCCGGAGTTCTGACGATGGTCACAAGCAGACGCTCGAGTGTTGGGCTTGTGGCCACGTAAACGTCCAATCTCACCGTTCCATTTTCCAGGTCGGTGGTATTGTTGTTCGCCGACGAGCACACGACCAGGTAGGCTTGCTCGGGTCTCGATCCGAATAGCGCTCCCTGACGGAAGAACTGACCCAGAATCTGAGAGGCGATAGACTTCACTCTCGCGTATACGGTACCCGCTGAGTCGATCTGCTCGAAGAGGATGTCGTCGAAGCTACGACCCATAACATCGATGAGGACGTTAAGGATGGCACGTGTGTTGATGAATCTGAAGAGCGGGTTGGGGGAGAGGGTTCTGGCACCCCAGGCCACGATTCCACGGTTGGGAAGCGAGCGGATAGGGTTGAGTCCCAGGGCGTAGGTCACTTCCTGCTGCTGGGCGGAGATGTCGAACTTGAGTCCGATGGCTCCTCTCAGTGGGTAGCGAGCGCCGGCGGGAGGCTGCTGGAAGCCCTCGTTGGTGTATCTCGAGCAGGCAATGCCCACCATGTAGCTGGAAGGGGCAATGTAGCGATCGTCGAGGTTCTTTACGTAGGGAGCGTAGAAGGACGCGTGGCCGAAAGGCACTCCCACGGCGGATTTGATGCCGTAGAGTTCATCCTGAGCCTCGTTGAGAGACATCTCGTCCGCACCACAGTCGATGTAGGCGATATGCTGGGTACCCACGATTCCCTCAGTGGTGCCAAGTCTACCCTCGGCGGCTTTGGTAAGCGTCTGAGTGATCTTGAGGCGCTCCTGGCGAGCTTCGTTCTTGCTGGCGAAATCACCCGCTCCTACCTCGTAGGAAAGCACGGTGTAAGCCTCGGGAGCGAATAGGAAGCCAGGTGAGAGGACTCTAGATCCCATGCCCTGCTCGATGGCGTACATGAAGTCGTTGGACTTAGCCGCCACCGTGAGCTTGTAGGACTCGTAGCCAGCGTTCTGGTCGATGGAGTTGAGTTTGACAACATTACCATCCAGCACACCAAATCTATTACGGCCGGGGTAGATCGGGGAGGATACTCCGTTCTTGGAGGTGATCTTTACTCTTAGAACGTAGTCATGAGAGTAGAAACCGTTGGGTATGGACTTGTCCAGGGTGGCTGGGGTACCGGCCGGAATGCCCGTCCCTGTGGGAGTTACGGTAGCCTCGTCGTCCGAAGCCACCGAACCAACCACGAATCTGATGCCATTAGCCACGATGGTGTCGCCGATCGCCAACTCTGTGAGGAACTGGGTTCCTACACCTGTGACCACTCCGCCTACGCTGATACCCAAGAGGCCGGAGAGAGCGATATCCTCCAGCTCTGGACGGATGTAGGGGGTTCCAGCATCCTGAACCAGCTTGGTGCTTAGTTGGTGGCCGTTATTGGGGGCGTACTCGTCGGTCGATCCGATCTGCGAACCGGAGTCCACGGCCTCGACGGAGTAGTAGCCATCTAGCTCCTTCTCCTGCAGGATGCTGTTGATCTCGGCGATCAGGTTGGTTGTCAGTTCGTCAGGGGTAGCTCCGTTCACGATGATAGCACGGTTCTCACCGGCAACCTCAACGTAGAAGACCTGGACGGAATCAGGAAGGTATCCGAGGCGTTGTGTACCTCCTCCGGAGGTAGTCACTGTTCCCGAGGGGACTTCTGTGCCCGCAACCTCGGCGGAGTTCTGGAACAGCGAGAATTCCTGGGATACGGAATTGTACTTCCAGTAGTTGGCGTCAGCGTCTGCCCACCGCACGTACGAGACGGGAGCGGAGGTGAGGTCCTTCGACACGCCCACAATCTTGCCCGAGGGGATCGCCGACTCGGAGGCGTAGATGTTCTGATTGATCAGGAAGTTCTTGACAATGTCCGACTGACCGGTCGAAACGTCATAGGCGAGCTTTCTCACCGTGACGTTAGCGCCGGGGGTACCAGGGAAGTTGATAGCCGCTCCACCCAAGGAGTCGGAGAGCTGGATGTTGTCGCCTGACTTATTGACCACAAAGTACAACGTGCCAAACCCCAGGGGAGACAGACTTCCGTCGTTGGTACCCTCTAGTACCACACGGTCGTTATTGGCAAGTCCTGCCGAGGAGTTCAGCGTGATGGTATTGGCCGTGGGATTGAAATTGGCCGGGGTGGCAATGTACTCCGTAGAACTCTTCAGCACGAAAGCGCTCAGAGCGCTACCTGACAGATGGAGGATGGGTTCACCGGTGGTGATGTCTCTCGCCACGCAGCGGAAATCCAGCTCCTTCACAGAGGTGTAGAACTTGACCACGAACTGGTTGTTGAGGTCGAGTGGAGTAGCGTAACTCGTATCGCTGAACTGGTAAGCCACGAATCTCTCGACCTCAGGAAGATTTCTGGTGTCCTTTGAGAAGATTCTGAACTTACCGGCGATGGCTTCGGTTGCGTTCTGCTCGATGCGATAGAAGTCGGAGAAATTATCACCGTTGCCAGCGAGGAACGAGTAGATGTCCCTTGAATTATCTACCTGGTCGAGAGCGGTGGTGGTGATAACGCGGATCTCGTCGCCATCAGCATCATTCACTCCGATAGGAGTTCCGAAGTAACGACCATTGACTTTGAGGGCGAAGGCATTGTACCCGGCACCCGCCGTGGAGGCTCCAAGATCAACCACTGTCTCCGGAGTCGGGGAGACGCGGGTGAAGTAGAGGATACCATTTACCCCGACGTTGTCGAAGAAGGCTTTAACGGCGTCGTAGGAAGCCAGGGCACCCTTATTGGAGGTCGGTGGTTTGCCCCCGATCTTCTCGACAAAGTCGTCCACCGAGCCTATCTGTGTGGGTTTGTAAGGCTCGAGTACGGAGTACTTGTTGAGAGCATTGCCCTCGTAGTAGTCCTCGGTGGGCGTGCTGCCGAAAAGGTAGCCTACCGCGTGAGTAGCGGTAGGTTGGGGTAGGCCACCTGTCGAGGCTTGTGTTACGAACACGCCGGGCCGATTCAATGTCGCAGCATTGATTCTAATTGGATTGGCCATAGAGATTTGAAGACACTATATCTTTCACTATTATCCTTAAACAAATGGCTGATTTTGACCTGTTTAGTCGGTCGAGTCCACCTTGTAGAGCTGGAAGAGCTCGTTCATCAGCCAGTCGGGGCAGGAGATCGCTCCGCACCTCTTAAACTCCAGTATCTTCATCGACTTCCTCAGGATCTTGTTGAAGTCGTTGGTGGTGACGTACCTTGAGTTTACGCTGACAAACGACTTCAGTTCGGGTACGTCGCTCCTGAGGCATATCGAGCACAGGATAAGGATCAGTTTCAGTCGTTCCGTATCTGTCATGTAGGAGTCTTTATGTTCTCTATTGCCTCCAGGTGGATCTGGGACATCACGGTGAATTTGCTAAGCGGAATCTGCTCCATATCCGAGACTCCAGCAAACGAACCATTTTGCACTCCGTAACACCGTCTCAGCCAGTCAATCTTAGTCATGTAGTTGCAGAGTATGTGCTCCTTGACAATATCAAAAATCTGCATGATGGTTCTCTGGGTCAGGGACCTAAAATCCAGATCTCTTGTGCAGAGAGTGGAGAGAAGTTCGACAACCTGATCGAAGGAGAGTTCGCTATTCTCCTCCGCGAACATGGAGTCCAGGTACTCCAGATCGGAACCTTTTATGTCCCTGAAGCGGATCTCTCGGGATCTGGAGTCAAACACCGACACGGTGTAGTTGCTATTCTTTCGCGCCGAGAGCGACACCGTTACTCACCCTCTTCCTCACTCCCTTCCCCCTTTCCGCCAAGGCCCAGAAGGCTGTTGATGGCTCCTCCAAGAGCCTTCAGCTGACGAGCGGTGAGTCTCTTAGCGTCCTTGAGAGACAGTCTTCTCCGGCCCTGCTCGGGAGCGTGGAGGATGCAGATCGTCTGGAGAGTGGCTTCCACATCCGAGATGTTCTTGTTGTCCGAGATCTTGGAGATCTCTATAAGATCGCTCGCGGAGGGTTCCCGGAGTGTCAGAAACCTTCCCTCGGAGATCTCTACAATCACGATCTCCGGATCGCCAAAATCAAAGTAGTCGTCCTCCGCCTCAACGGCGGCTCCCGCGGCCGCATCTCGCGCCATCTTGCTTACAGCCATAGTGTTTGTCTGATGTCAAATCCTTTAAACCCCTTTGTTTAAAATTAGTATAGAGGAGGGGGAGGTTGTGACCGTAGCGAAGAACCCATTCGAGGAGTGGGAGAGGCTCAGGGCCTCCAGCGACTACAGGAGCACCGACACGCAGGCGACATCGCTAGTCCGCCAGCAACTCTCCCAGCCTGAGTACCTCTCAAACTCCAACCGCGTAAATCCCGGCCCCATGCGTAACTTTCGCGCTGGGCAGGCCGACTCGAAGGATCAGTTGGCGCATAATACGTATAATGAGGAGATGTGGGGTTGGCAGGCATGGGCCGAGGCGAGTAACCAACTCTCCGAATCCACAGTGGCGGACATCCTTCTGGAGCAGAATACTGTTCTAGATCCTAACCAACCCACCAACTACGTTCCTCCGGTGATCACACCGCTCGAGCCCGTGGTTCCTGAGTCGCCGGCCAGCGTCCTGACCACACGAACCAACCTAAAATCCGTCCAGTACGACCAGATCGAGCCCCGCGCAACCTGGACTATCACTCACAATCTGGGCTACTATCCTTCCGTAGAACTGTTTAATAATGAGTGGAATGAGATCGACGGGTACGTAAACCACCTGACTAAAAACACCGTCCGGGTGGAGTTTACTCTGCCACTTAGTGGCCATGCTAGGCTAATATAATGAGCAAAGAAGTCTACGTAAACATGGATTTTAAGGGTGCTAGTAGGGTTCTCAACCTACCCACACCCGTGGAGGACTCGGAGCCGGTAACTTTCGGTATGTTGAAAGCTCTAGAGGATAGAGTAGAAATTTTTGACACCTCTACTTCTGTGGACGGGAGCATTCCGGTCTATAACGCTGGACAGGGCAAGTTCCTATCCGACTCTACTAATACCAAACTCACCTTAACCGACGGGGGCAATTTCTAGTTATGGCTAACGTTCTGCGCATCAAGCGCCGGGCCAGTGGTAACGCTGGCGCACCGGCCAGCTTAGCCAACGCGGAGTTGGCCTTTAACGAA